GGAACAAGCCCAAGGATGGGCACTCCACGGAGGAATGAATGTCTTTCACGGACATAGATGCAGGCGAAGAAGACTTCGATCTCGAAGGTCTGGACGACACCGATGGTGGCGACCAGGAAATCGGGGAGGTTGAGGAGGGTTCGCCAGACGAACCAGAGGTAGCTGAACCCAGTCACCTTGACGTCGACACCTACGGGGCCCATTTGGTTCCCGTGAAGATCGACGGCGAGACACACATGGTTCCGTTGTCCGAGGTTCAGGGAGGCTACCAACGCCAAGCGGATTATACCCGCAAGGCTCAGGAGGTAGCAGCCCAGCGCCAAGAGGCATCGTCGGCACTGGCCCTTATGGCAGCGTACCGACAGGACCCCCAGGGCACGCTTGCCGCAATGGCTCAAGAGGCAGGGATCGAGTTCACTCGCCCTGACGCTGAGGAACTGTCGCCGATTGAGGCGCAGATCCGTGAGATCAACGTGTGGCGGCACCGCCAGGAGGTTGATGCCGAAGTGGCACGTCTCGCTTTGGAATACGGGGATCTGTTCGATCCTTCTGAAGCGGTCGCCTACGCCATCACCAACAACTACACGGTGACCCAGGCTGCGAAGTCGCTGGCAGCAGACAAGCTGCTAGCGGAACGGGCCAGGAACGCATCGCAAGCGCAACGGCAAGCGGAAGACAAGACCCGCACCGAAGCGAAGCGAAGCTCACAGGTAGCTGGAGGTCACTCGGCGAAGGGTGGCAAAGCAACCCTCGATATCAACAGTCTCTCGACGGCGGAACTCATGGATGCCATCGAGAACGGCCTCATCAAATAATCGCCGCATGGAGGCGGCATTCCGATGACTCTCCCCTTTGACAAGCTAGTTACGACCACCCTGGAGAAGCGCCTTCAGGGTCTCGAAGACGTCGTGTTCCAGGGTCGCCCCTTCTCGAAGTGGCTTCTCGACAAGGGCCGCGTCCAGACCTATGAGGGTGGACGGCACATCAACGTCCCCCTGGAACTCGCTGAGAACGCGACCTTCCAAACGTACGCTGGTTACACCACGCTCGACGTGGCCCCCCAGGACCCCTTCTCGATGGCGCAGTACGAGTGGCGCAACGCAGCCATCTCGGTTGCGATCTCTGGTGAAGAGGAAGCGAAGAACAACGGCAAGGCTGGAGTCATCAAGCTTGTCGACGCTCTGACGTCGAATGCGAAGGAGTCGGCGATCGCCAACTTCAACCGCATGTGGCTCACGGGCGCTGGCACTGGCACTGGCTGGAACAGCCTCACGAACCTCATTGTCGCCTCAGGCACCGTTGGTGGCATCGCCACCGCCGATGTGGCGTCATGGAACTCGGTTCGTACCGCGAACGCCAGCATTTCGCTCGCCGAGCTGAACCTGTTCTACACGCAGACCAGCAAGGGCAACATGCGCCCCGACTTCGAGTTGACCACGGAGACGCTGCTTTCCGCGTACGAGTCGGCTCTCGCCCCGCAGCTTCGGTACACGAACAACACGATGGCTGAGGCTGGCTTCGAGAACTTGAAGCACAAGACGGCCACGGTCTTCTGTGACTTCGATGTGACCGCTGGTGAGTGGTACCTGCTGAACAGCAAGGCCCTCTACCTGTTCAAGCATTCGCAGGACTGGATGAAGGTTGGCCCGTTCATCAAGCCCGCCGACCAGGACGCCAAGTTCTCGCTCATCATCTCCCGCGGGAACCTCGCTGTCAGCAACCGTCGGTTGCTTGCCTGCTGGACTGGTGCTTCGGCCGTCACGGTCTGACCACCGCCCTTAGGGGCTGAAGGATTCACCCGAAGGGGGCGGAGCGGTTCGCTCCGTCCCCTTCTTCTGTCTAGGAGCTTGAGTGTCCGATTCCGATTTCGTTTCCTTGTCCGACTACTGGCGCGGCGACGGCACCGCTGTCTCCGAGGGTTACACCCTGGTTGGTGGGCACGGCGCTGACCGTGCCTGGTCGACCGTGGCGTGGCAGGGCGAACCGAAGCCCGTCATCGTGAGCCAGTGTGCGGCCACAACCAAAGAGGGCAAGGCGTGTAAGGGCAGCGGGAAACCGTGGTGCGCTGGGCACGCGTCAGCGTTGCGTGCGCGTGGCCTGGACCCTGCGACCACGATTGAGTGGCCTGCGTGACTCTCGCCGAACTCCGAGCTTTCATGCGCAGCCTGTTGGAGGTCGACACAACCGACCTTCCGAACGAGGTTGCCGACGTGTTCCTTAGGGACGGGTCGGAACGCATAGCGTTGGCCGAGAAGCGTTGGCCTGGTTTCGAGGTTCGGGGGGAACTCATCACCGAGGTCGGTGAGGGGCTGTACCCGATGCCCGCCGATTTCACTGATGTTGCCGCTGTGATCCACCCGTTCTGGGGTGTCCTTGATTTCATTTCGCTTGAAGCGGGTGAGGCGATCTGGGCGGGTTCAACGGACACGGTTGGGGAACCCCGCTGCTGGTCGGTGCAGGGCGGGGAGATCCGTATCTTCCCGAGGCCTGCGGTTGAAGCAACGTTGACGTTGCGTGGGTTCAGGGGCATGGCGGACTGGGTGGCGGACGGCGCTGGCGCTGTCCCCGATCTGCCCCGTTCGTTCGATATCGCGATCGCCTACATGGCGGTGTCGTTGGCGTACGCCCAGATTGAGGACGCCGATCAGGCGGCGCTTTACATGGAGCGCGCGGTCGAGAAGATTTCGTTGGCTAAAGCTCACACGTTCGACACCCACCATAAGCGGCCCATCGTGTTGAACGGTGCGCCTGGTGTCGGCATGTCGTACGCCCGTTGGGTTCGGAACTCGGCGGCAGGTTCCTTCTAGTGAGGAAGACTGAACTTGTCGAGATCCGCGACTTCAGCGGTGGCCTCAACTATCGGACTGACCATTTCCAACTGTTCGACAACGAGTCCCCCGATCTGCTGAATGTTGACACCGACCCTCGTGGCGGTGTGCGGGTCCGCAACGGCCAGAAACAGGACACGGTGTTCACCGCCCGCACTGGGGCGTTGAACCTTGACTGGCTGGCCCCCTGGCCTGCACGCGACGAGGTTCTGGGGTTCAACTCTGGGAACAGTGTGATCTTCCGCCCTGGCGCCGCCGTGGTGACGTCGGCGACGGTGACAGGGGTTACGGACGCTGTGCAGTTCAACGACGGCATGGTGCTGATGCGGGGCACAGCGTTCCCTGCTCTTGCCGCCACAGGGTCCCCGCCAACCCTGGGGAACCTGACGTCGTTCGCTTTCCTCGATGATTACGCGGACCCCGCTACCCCTGGGATTGTGTCGGGGTACACGGTGGCGTCCCATCTGTCACGGGTGTTCGTGGGTCGCACCTTCGAGTCGGCGGCGGAGAAACCGAACCGCCTCCGCTGGTCGCACCCAGGTCGGCATGGGGCGTTCTCCACGATCGACTTCGTTGATGTGGGCGACAAGGGTGAGTACATCACCGCTCTCGCACCGTTCGGCGATCAGCTCGCCGTGTTCACGAACAGGTCGATGCACGGGCTGTTCGGTTCGGCACCGTCTGATTTCAATGTGAGACCGATCACCCGTGTCATCGGGGTTGCGTCCCCTCGTTGTGTGGCCGCTTCCCCTGGGAAACTGTATTTCTGGTCGGACTCGGAGGGTGTGTACTCGTACGACGGGACACGGATCGTGTACCTGTTCGACAAGTTGCGCCCCGCTTTGCAGTCGGGTCGCATGGAACCGTTGATCGGAGGCCAAATGCAATGGGCCGACGGGAAACTGTATGTTCCGATCACACTCGACCAGGTTCGCAAGACCCTGGTGTACGACCCTTCGCTGAACCGTGGCGGTGGGTCTTGGACGTTGTACGACCTGAACATGAAAGGGATCGTCGCCCACTCTTCGGTGGACGGCGACGTGGGTGTGATCTACACCCGTCCCGACGATGTGACGGACACACGCCTTTACACGTTGGGTGACGCCACGTACGACGACACGATCAACGGGGTGTCTACGGCGATCACCGCCCACTACCACACCCGCTGGTTCGACGTGAAACTGCCTGCGGCGGTGAAACAGTGGCGGTCCCCTCGTGTCGTGGTGACTTCGACGGCACCGCACGACATCGTGATGGACGTCTACCACGATTACAACTTCGCTGACCTGTCGAAACGCCTGTATGTGTCCACGGACGCCAGGGTGGACGCAGCCCTGTGGGGTTCGTTCAACTGGGGCGAGGCGAACTGGCAGGGTTCTGGCCTCATGTACGACTTTGACCGCACCCCCCGCCTGGGCCGCTCGAACGCTGTCCAACTGCGGTTCTCCGCTTCATTGAAGCAACGCTGGTCGATCGACTCGGTGACTCTCGTGTACCAGCAGAAGAAAGTCCGCTAACACCCCCTTTAGGAATGTAGGCACGGATGCCCGTAGCAGTAACCCACAACTTCACAACGGGAACCCCCGCTGTGGCTGACGAAGTGGACGTCAACTTCCAGGACCTGGTGACGTTCATCAACGACGACGTTGTTCTCGTTGACGGCTCGCAGGCAATGACAGGCATCCTGACTTTGCCTGGCACCGACCCTGTGTCGGCGAACCAGGCGACCCGCAAGGCGTACGTCGATGGTCTGAACACGACACAGCAAACCGACATCAACGATCGTGTCCACAAGGACGGGACGGTTGTGATGACGGGCCAACTGTCGTTGGTGGGTGATCCGTCGGCTGGCGCCCATGCGGCCCGCAAGACCTATGTGGACACGGGGGACGCGAACATTGCTTCTGCTGCGGTGGCGTACACCGATCAGGAGGTTCTGC